AATGATAGTTGCCCCAGCCGACCCAATCAGTATACTTTCCAACCGCTTAATTCTTTCAATGGTTTCTTTCCAGCGTTCCTCTTGAAGAGTTTCAACTTTAGCAATTCTTTCATGTGCTGATGATGCGCTACGTCTGTCCATTATTCCGCTGCTTCTAGTTTTGTTTCTAGGGAAGCAGCTAGTTTTTCAGCAAAAGCCTCACGACTTACATTCAGCTGGTCAAAATTAAAACGTGCAGCACTGAGTTTAGCATCTAAATCTGTAACATGATTAAGCAGTATTCTTTGCTCATCAGTGAAATCATTCAGACTATACTCAACCTGATCTATGATGACGGTATTATTTTGAGTATTATCTGTACTCATCGGTCACTCCTTATGGGTCTGTCTGTGCATCCATTGCAGTTTCGTAGGCAGACTTAACTGCGCTAGTCCACACTGCATTGCACACTGCTTGTACGCTTGCGTCTTCACCACTGATGTCTGTATCGCCCCAAGTGTCACCTGATTTGGTACGGCAATGCAATACATGCCTGTGGTAAGTACGACTAATCTCTACACCATCGTCTTTTACGATAGTTGCTTTGCGAACTTGGACGTTCTTGTGTTCGCCCCTTACTTCGCAGTCGTATTCAAATTCTTTTGTTAGTGCCATTGTTTATCTCCTTTTGGCTATGGACTGTCCGACCCAAAGCTATGCAGTGGGTTATGAATCTGTGTAATAACTAAACGATCCCGCAACAATGATCGCTCGGCCTGATCCAATAGAAAAACTGGATGTAGTAGCCACTGCCCACGCTGCATTGTCTTTACTGTACAAGATGCCCATCTCTGTTACGTTAGTTGACGGAATGTAAAAGTGCATTTGTGTTCCATCAGTTGAATCATAGTCAATTAAATAAGTGGAAAAAGGGACTCTATTATAATTTGAAGATGATGACGTTGATCCACTAGTGAACGGCAATCCTGTGATTTTTACATCTCCACTGCCTTGATTTGTGGATGATGCAATGTCTAAGTTAAAGTGACATGTTACTAGGTTGCCAATTTTTGTGTATATACCAAGTTGACTATTGTAAGTGACAGACTGCCCACCGCCTGATGTACTGTAAACAGGCGTAAAAGTTCCCTCTTCGTAATCGTTTAGAGCGTTGGCGGCTGCGGTATCTCCGTTGAAGGTTAGACCGCCACCTGCGAGGATGCGCATACGTTCTGTGCCAGCACTTGCGCCATCAGATGATGTTTGAAAGATAATCGTACTTGCGCTGTTAAAGGAACTACTACCACCACCAATTGTTAATGCGCTTACACTGGTAGATGAACTGTCTATAGAAATTAAACCTAAGTCAGCCTCATCATTATCAAAATGCGCTGCCGTAATTGCGCCAAACTTTCTTGAAGCATCTGTTCTTGATGTGTTTTGACCTAAATCTGCACCTATTTTTATCGCACCAGAGTTTTGATAATCCCCATAAGATACGTCAAGAGCCGTGCTAGGCGAACTCGTCCCAATCCCGACATTACCTGCACTATCAATCCTCATACGCTCAGTTGGACTTGACCCATCACTACCATCATTAGTGCGAAAGATTAGATCCCCTTTCTCATCATCCGACGTACCATCGTGACTAGCTTGGATTTGAGCCAATACACTTTGCTCACCACCAGACTGTTCGCCTTGAAATGTAATCTTACTTTCACGACCGCCATCCGTATCTTCATGGGTTGTGTTCTTTAACTTTAATTCTGTTGTTTCATGGCCAATATCTACATTACCACTATCATCAATTATTAATCGAGGATTACCATCGCCATCTGATAACACAATGTGATTGTTAGATGTCCTAATATCTAAACCACCTTCATTACCATCAAATGAACCAACAATAGTATTCTTCTGTCCCGTTGTTATTAAAGATCCAGAACTCACACCTATGGCTGTATTAAAACTTGCTGTTGTGTTTGCTGTAAGAGCATCATGTCCTACGGCTGTGTTATTACCGCCCGGGCTAACGCCATCTAAATCATCAAGTGCTGTATTGCCTAAAGCAACGTTATTTGTCCCAGTAGGAAAGTCTCCTACACCTATCTTAAAACCACCAGCTGTTGATCCATCGTGAACACGAACCTGATTAGCTGTTGTGTCGAAACTAAGCTCACCTATTGCGCCAGTAAATGCGTTGTTTTGCGCAGCTGTGCCTCTTCTTAGTTGTACTTGTATAGCCATTTATAAGCTCCCATAATCATTTGTTGAGACCGTTGCATTAGCAACACTACCAAAATCATTTATGGCAGTGAGAATACCTGAGTTAATATTTGACGCGACTAAATTAATATTTGCTATATCGGCAGCAACTGCTCCAATATCTGTTGCATCATTAGCAACCGCTGTAATGTCAGCACTTACTGGCCCAAGAGCATCAATACTTGTAGCAAGCGGTACAAGAGTCGAAATATTAGAAACTAAAGTAGCATCAAAAGTACTCGCAGCTGTTGAAATGTCTGCATTGTTTCCAGCAACAGATGTTACATCTGAAGAAATACCAGCTACTGTTGTAACATTAGCAGATATACCAGCAACAGTTGTAATATCTGCATCATTTCCAGCAACAGTGTTTATATTCGAAGTATTGCCAGCAACCGTTGTTACATTTGAAGATATACCTGCAACAGTAGTTACATTAGCTTTGATAGCAGCTAATCCAGATATTGCATCTGTAGCCTCTGTGCCATCTTCAATATCAGCAAGTGTAGCAATATCAGCCGTTATTGCCGCTAATGAATTAACGTCTGCGATTTCTGGCCCTTGCTCTGCCACACCCGTCGTTGCGTTAAAACCTAGAACTCGACCCTTACGATCATCTTTAGCGGGTAGAGTAAGATCAACATCAACCGCATCTCTGACCGGGGCAACCATCGCTCTATCTAGCCGTTCTTCATGACTAGCTAAAATCATGGTCAATGTATCAAAGTCATTCTCAAGCGAGGTAGCCGTAATGTTTCCCCCGGTGGTATACACGCTAGAACGGCTAAGAGGGAGGTCACTGATAATACTTACAATAGCATTGTTAGCTGGCGTATAGTCAGAAGGTGTTGTTTTAAATACAACTTTTCCTGTGCCGTCGGTATTTAGACCCGCTGAGTTAGTGCTTGTCTTAATATCATAGTGAGTGCTTTCAGTCTGCAAAGTAGCATCCACATACACCTTAATATCCGATGTATTGTTTACTTGGAAACTAAAACTGAACTCAGTAGTCGAGCCGTTGCCCGTATACTGCGCCCGTCTAGTTTGGTCTGTTATACTAAAAGTAGCCATTTACTACACCTCACTTGTGGTATTTGTACACTAATCAAACACATTTGTCATCATATCATTATCATCTTGCATCAAGTGCTGAAGACTTGGAGTTTCGTTAATTAATCTTTTTCTTGCTTGCTGACGGCGATTTGACACTATTGAGTTTAAAGCATCAAACCTATCTTCATCAGTAGGCAGAGAAAAGTAATCACTTTCTGAGTTTGTTATTTCATCTCTCAAAGCGTTAAGCAGTGTGTCATCTGGGTCAAATCCAACCTCACCAAGAACACGCCCCTCACTATCAACTTCATTTACCAGTCTTACAAACTGATTAAATTCATTAGCGTTTAACAATACTTGCTGAACTCGCTGACTATGAAAGCTTAGAGAACCCGCGCCTATTTCACTTAATCTAATAAGCTCATTGTCCACATCACTGTACCCGCCTTGCTGTACTCTGAACGGACTTAATGACTCGCCCAAAGTTCCTTTGCCCTGCGTTCTTGGGTTGCCCCAAAAATTTAAACCGACGGGCAGTTTATCGCTTGTATATGGATTTCTCGACTTTGCTTTATTCAATGCAATATAGAAGCCCTGAAGAAATGCTGGCACTTCAGTCATTAGTTCCCCGGTTAAAGGATCTGTACCTTCTCCCAACATTGTATTACTGGCTACCGGGTTGTGCATCCTTTCCATCAATGCGCTAAAAGACGATTGACTTATTAAGTTATACTCACCACCACTTAACGTATTAACAGCATAACTGGGCAATCCAAAGGTCGCCCGGTCAATATTACCGATCACATTTGTTCCTACATTGCCAACTTGTCCACCCGTCCATTTAGCCATTCTCTTAATAAAGTCTTCTTTTGTTTGGAACTGTCCGCCAGCCGCAGCCTGAAGTTCAGCAACTCCTTGTAGAAACGGCATATTTGTAGCGTAATCAGAAGCAGCTAAAACATAATTTTTAATAATATCGTCATAGTCTTTTGGGTCTAGCAGTGAAATATCTTCTTCATGATACTTAGAATATTGCGCTAAATCTGCGCCCATAACTAGCAATGCTGACAAAGGATCTAAACGGCTAAAGGTTGTATACTCATATGTGCCATCTTCTTGCTTGATACCAATAGAGTAGGGCGGCACGTTGGCGGCTCCCATGATATTAATATTGGTGCTAAAATTTTCTGGACCACTACCATTGATAACAATCTCATCACCATAGTCGCCATTAGCTATACCAAACATAGTCATCGCTATAGTGTTGCCTAGAGCAAGTTTAGCGAGAGCATCATCTAATTCAGGACCAGATCCTTTTTTAATAGCGTTATAAACTTGATATATATTTAACGTTCTATCAAACGCTTCTTTAACAACGTTGGTCGGTGTATTAACGAAAGGCACAACTGGTTTTAAATACGGGACATTTACACCTCTTGATATATATCCAAACACACCTTCAGGCGTTCCTTGAAATGTCAGCTTTCGCGCTTCGGTTTTCATCATTTCCTTAAGACTATCGGAAGGGTTTATCATGACGTCGCTATATTTATCTTGCGCCATTTGTTTAGCGGTCGCTCGATCAATGCCACTTCTTCTAGCCATAGTATAAGCTATCTGTGACTCTCGGTGCGCTTCTCGATAAAGCACACGCCGCATAGAAATGACCTTAAAATATTCATCCTCAGACGCTAACAGCCGACCCGGTATTCTTGTGGCTATACCTAATGTATCAACAGAAGCTTTGAAAAAATCACCTTGTGCCATTGCTTCATAGACGTCAGCAACATTATCTGAACTGCCTATGGCTCGTCTGTTTTTTAAATCAATCTTAGAAACAAGATCGCCGCCTTCACCCGTAACAAAGGTTTTAGCCATTAGCAAAAGGGCATCTTTCTGAGCCATCATCATGCCGTGCATTTCGGCTGCTGCTTCGCCTATATATCTTTGGTCGCCAACCTCACCACGCAAACCGCCTAGTGTTCTAATGTTTCCTATTGTCCCAGCAAGACCACGTTCTGCTAGGGAAAGAAACTGAAAACTAGCGTTACCCGCCATGTTAACTATATGGGTTGTCGGTGAACTTAGTAGCGCGTTGATGTAGTTCTCCATCGCAACGTCATAAGTTTTTGCTAAGAAGCCTTGCTCTGCATACTTTGCTCTAGCCAATGGACTATTCATTTGTAGGAAAGCTTCAAGGTGATAATCAATCATTCCTTCGTCAGCTTCGTTAACCCACTGGTCTAAACTTTCTGACATTTGTGATAAGTTTAAATCTTGTAGCTTACTAACATTCCTAACTACAGCCATACCTCTTGCAAACTCAGAAACATTGCCAGACACTTGCGCTGCTAGGTTAGATTGCACAGTTGCCATTATCTGTAGCTTTTTAAACTCTGCCTTCCGAACATCAGGGTCAGTGCTATTTCTAGCCTTTAATGCGGTATGCTGTAACTCTTTACCAAGTTTAATAAATGCAACTATACCAGTAAGAACGTCATCTGGAGGCAACACTTCGCCGGGTTTTCTTTTTAACAATTTGTACGCAGCATCTTGAAAACCAGACTGGTTTAAAAGTTCTTCCATACTTTTTTTGTCACGACGTAAGTGCTTAAACAATTCTTTGTTATTGTTTTTAATATTAGTAAGAACTGTTTCTAAATTAAAATCATCAGCATTTTCACCAAAGATTTCACCAATACGACCAAGGTTTAACCCACCTTTGAAACCACCCGCTTCAAGCGTAGCGTTAAGAGCTTCGACATCTGAGTCATCCATGCCCTTAATAATCAAAGATCCACCGGGGCCGGGGGTAATATCATCAGTAGGGGTTAAGCCACCAAACGATTTTTTTTCAGCTTGGTCTATCTGATTTTTAAAAAACGCTCGTAAGCTTTGTGCAACGTTTACCATAAGACGCCCCCTTTATTAGAGGCAACGGTAAAACTATTGAGCCATGCTGCCTTCTTGTTTTTTAACTGAACCCGTGACGTATAACTGCTTTGCAGTCTGCCCACTTTTCTCAGCGGCAATTTGTCGGCGCAACTGTTTAACGACGAAATCATCATCAGTTGCCCCCTGCGCTAGCTCTTGCTGTAGCTGTGCTTCCAAGGTATTCGCCATATCCAACGCCTCCGTTAATCCATTCAGTACCAGAACGGTCTGTGTTTTTAAACACTTGCGTATCGTAGTGTACCACATCGGCATAGGTTATACCATCAATTTTTGCTAATTCCCTCATTACAAGGCGAAACTCTTTTGCTTTTTGTTCAAAAATTGTAGCAGCATTTGCAGCATCAAAAGTGTCATCAAACTCTGGAATGTATTGAAAGCGTATACCAGTAAGGCCAGCCGTTACATCATCTGTACTCGCTTGCACACTCACTTGGTCAGATTGTCTAGCATCAGTTATAAATGTAAAACCATCTAATCCTTTTTCTCTTAGTATGGCTGAAACTTGCTGTGCGTAATCTACACCTTGTCTATTTTTAAAATAAACCTCAACTCCGGGTCGTGCATTTTCTGTAGAGCTACTTACAACCTTTGATAAAAATACAGCATCTTGGTCGTATTTACGCCCGGCCTCTACAAGCGCACGGGTAGCATTAGTTGGGTCAAAATCTGTTTGCGTTACAATTTCATAATTTAAGGAACGTTCTGTATCCCCCATAAACTCACCGACAGTGTTATTAGCTTGATAACCTATGACAGTTTTATCATCTTTAAGCGGGGCAGTAAGTTCGCTAGCCAGTTCTGCTTGCTCTACATTCGTAGGAACTTGGTCAGGTCTTTCTCTAGATACGCCCGCAACAAAGCGTTGAGCTTCACCTTCTAACGTAGCTAGTTCCTGTTCAGCTTGTGCTATTTGCTCTGGAGTGCTTCCTTTTCTGTTTATGATACTTCTAAGTTCTGCCGCACGCTCTCTATCTGGTGAGCCGCCAAATTTACTTTCAAAGTCTAATGAACCACCTTCGCCAACTTTTGAAGTCCAACCGTTATTTGTCCAAAGTTCTTTTTCTAGAAACCAAACTACAGCTTGCAGGTCATCTGGCCCCATATCACCTAGTGACGCATCAAAACTTTTTATAGTGCCGTCAGCATTAATCTTATCTACAGCATCTTTGAATACAGTTTGACCAAACGCAAATTCTTGACCAATTCTAGGGTTATCAAGTGTACTTCTAGTTAAATGTTGACCAGTTACGCCGGGTTCAGCGGGTGGCGGTATTCTATCTCGACCAGAAATTTTTCTTAGATAACGAGCGGCCCAAACATCAATGGTTGCGTCATTGCCGTACCCAATTAGATTTCCAGTGAAGTTTATAGTTTTAGGAGAAGAACCAACCTTAATTTGCCTAAACATATCTAGCAAAGCTTCAGTAGCAGCCGGGCTGTTTGCACCAAACATTTCGCCAGAAGCTTTTCTTATTAATCTAAAATCATTTGCCGTGTCTTCATCGAAAGCAAATATAGCCGGGCCTTTTTTACCACCACCCTTAACATATGCCTCATAAGCTTTAATTTCTTTATCAAACTCACCTCTAGTAAACCGTCTTAAAATTTGCAGTGAATTTTCGTAGTTTTGTTGTACACCAGTCTGAGCGGACGTAGCACCTAGCAAATCAGCAAATACATCACCTAATCCGCCAAACTCTTTACGCAAACGTGTTCGCATATTGCGATACCAAGTAGCTTGCCCAATAATTTCTGCAGCTTTTTGGTCGCCATTCTTAGCTCTGGTTACTAAGTCTTCTATGTCAGTAACCATCTTAGAAACCATATTCCTTTGATGCGTTTCTGGTTTTACTTTAGCATTTTTTGGCTTGTTAAATTCATACACAGGCTGTGCAAATTTTACTTTTAAATTACCTTTTTTATCTTTTGAAAATGACGGCTTTTTAGCGTTTGATGCTATAGAAATATCAGCCCAACCTTCGCCCGGTGGGTAATTAGCTTTTATTCTTAACGCTTCAGCTTTTGCTGCGTTAAACAATGTTTTGTCTAGTTTACCATTTTTTGTTGCAGAGCCTTTTAAAAAGTTGATTTCATTTCTATTAAGTTTAGGCTTGTAACCACCAACGCCTATGTTTCCACCAAGACTACCAACCGTAGGCATATCACCCGGCTGCGTCAGTCTATCCTTAACAGTTGCCAGTTTGTTACGAATTATTTCAACCGCACCTTCGTCAGACCGTAGAGCCTTAAAGCCTTGCACTATAAAATCTATAGGAAGCGATATACCCGCACCTTCTAAAGTCTGCTTGAGTCTAGCCGTTAGCCTTTGTTCCGCAGAAGCTTCCTCATCAACTTTACTATCTAAGAAATCAAGAACTGCATTATCTAAACCAAACTCTTTAAGGAGCGTAGAAAGGTTACCTTCTTCTGGGTCAAACAGTGCGTCAGCAAAACCACCACGCAACATTGTATTGACGTATCCCGCACCGCGAATAGGGGCGGCAACCATACCCGCACCAAACTGAACTAAGCTTCTAGCCATAGCCTCAACCGGGCTATCTCCTTCAGGAACTTTTACACCAAGCTCCTGAAGCCCAGCGTCAAACAATTCATCTAATCTAGGCGCACCCTCTACCTTTTCGCGTGTATACTCTAAACCATCAGGCCCTAGAGTAATGTAGCCTAAACCGCCTATCTTATCGTCAATAGCCGTACCTATATCATCAGCTAGACCAATTACACCTGTTACCGCATCTTGCACGCCCCCGGCAACCGCACGACCCGCCGCTTTAGCTGTGTCCACAACGTCAGACCCCGTGAACCCAAACAAGTCTTCACCAGTTTGTTCGGGTGCAGTCATGCCGCCCATCATGTTAGCAAAAGTATTGTCAGGCTCTACAACAACACCATCATCACTAAAACGAATATCATAAGTTACAGCGTTTCGTGTTTGATGGGACTGTCTTCTAGCTTCTAATAAATTCATTGCCCTAATGCTTTCTTGATACCGTTAATATGTGTATCTATTAACTTGATAACTTCAGGTACTTTTTTCAGACCTCTACGCAACTGAGTTGGATATGCGCTCACACCCTGACTGAGAACATCACTTCTTAGCTGCTCTAAATAAGTTAAACCACTTTGCAATGTGGATAAGTCTGCATCAGTGTAAAGCTTGTATGGCTTGAGTACATTGAGGCCAGCTTCTTTTTGCATTGCATTAAATGCTTCGTCAAACTCTTCATTAACATTAGCAATGAGCAAATCTACTTCAGCTATTGCATCTAAATCTTTACCTTGTCTTTTTGCTGTTTCTATTTTTTCATTTAAACGACCAACTAATCTGTTAAACAGCATAGCCTTTTTAAAGTTTGGATCTTTATCTGATACGGGCTCGTAACCTTCAGGTAATTCAAAACGACCACGCATAATTGTAACGGCTGTTTTAGTTTCTTCATCTTGTAGTGTGTCAGCTCTGTTAGCATATTTGACACGGTCCTCATTGCTTAACAAATCTCTAACTGAATTAACGTGTTCAATCGTAAGCAAGTCACCTTTATCAATAAGAAAGTTTTCAGCTTCAGGGTCACTTTCAGTGCGACGCATACCAGCAGATACAAATTCTTTTTGCAGCTTATCAGCTTCTGCATCGTTTGTTTGTCTAAGAAGTTGGATAGCCGTTTTAAATTCTTCTGTATCACCTATAAGCATAGCTCTGTTAGCACGACTTTGATAGGCTTCTTCATTGTTTTCAGTGACTTTGTTTCGGTTTTCTTCTAAAGCATTTTCAAAATTTATTTGCTCAGAAAGACCTGAACGCAACATTCTGGCTATATCATTCAATGACATATCACCGTTTTGCATAATTCCTATGGGAACTGCTATATTATCGGGCAATCCTTTAATATTACTTGATTGTATTCTTCTTATGATCTTATGTGCATCTGCCCTTTTTAAAACAGTGTCTGACAAAGAGACACTAGCTGTTGCTAATATTTGAGAGTCATATGCCTTACCCCAAGTATTAATATCACTATCAGAAAAACCTAAGTTTTTCATTTCGTTTAATTTATTAAACTTAAATAGGGCTATATCTTTAGGGTTTACTGGTCTTGTAACCTCATTACCTTTTTCGTCTTTTTCTACAATTCCTACTTTAAAAAGGTTAGGTAAGTTATCAAACTCAAGGCTACTGTTAGCTATCCATGCTGCCTTAGATTTTTCTTTTTGATTTGTAATGTATGCACTGTGATAATTGGCATATTTAGTTTGAGCATTAAGAGCTAATTTAGATTTTAAACTTCTAGCCATTGAGGGTACGGTTTCATCAAATGTTGATGAGTACCCCAGAATAATTGCGTCAAGCTTATCTTGTAGACCAGCCGGGTTAGCTTCTCTTGTTTCAAAGTCCAGTATAGCGGCGTTCATTTCTTTGTGTGCCGCCAACTCTAGCTCAGAAGACACAAGCGTTGCCGCTGCTTGCCGTGCCGCTCTACCGAATAGACTATTCTTATCACCGGGTAATTTTAACTCTTCACCCGTTTGCCTAGCTGCTACAATTTGTTCCATAGTAGGAGCGTTAGCCGCTCCGAACTGTTCACCCTCTATCTTAGCTTGTATTCGGTTTTGTTCTGCAAAGAAGTTGGTCATACGGTTTAAGGACTGCTGTAGCTGCCCTAATCCTCGCTCTGTCGCTTCAGCCTCAAAAGCCCTTGCTTCAGGTATTTGAAGTGCTACCCGTCGACCTTGATATGTTACACTGTCTGCCATTACGATGTAATATTAATTGCTTTAGGTGGCATAAAGCTTGTGCCAGACGTCGCCATCACATCCGCACCCGCTGTTGCTACATTTCCAATCGCTGCTAGTGTGCCGTACCTAACAGCCGCTTTACCCGCTAACCGGGCTTGCTGGGCGTTAGACTCACCACGTAAAACAGCCATTTCTGCATTGAGATTAAGCTTATTAATATCCATACCCGCTACCTTCATTGAGTTCAGGTTAATGAGATCTTTGGTTTCCATTGCTCCATACGGATCTAAGCCACCCGCCGCCGCATTTGCGACGGAGCTACTCATTGCGCTAAGAAGTTCCCGCATACGCTCGTTACCTTCTACTTTGTAATTCACCGCATCAGTTCGAGCTTGAATGACTTCGTTTCTAGCTTTCATTTCATACTGCACTTGCTGTGCTTGGGCTTGTCTCATCTGAGCCATACCACTCAGTGCTGCACCCGCTATTTGTAAAAATGCTGCGCTCATGCTCCGCTACTCACTTTATAGTCTAAGGATAAAACCGTCATAAATAATGGCTTATCTTGTGAAATGGTGACCTGACCCTCTAATGAGAAACCCGGCAAACCCTCTAATGTCTTTACGCCCGTAAATGCCGTGACTCCGCCTGAACCAGACAGAACTTCTTGGGTGGGGACTTCTTTGCCCTCAACCGTCAGGTTTTGTGTTTGATACATAATAGGTGACGCTTCTAAGATACGTCGCTTGGTAGATTGCATAGAACCCGTAGGTAAACGCAACTCGACAGGCTGGGTCGTTACCTCAACATCATAATTAAGACCAACCTCGACATAAGAAGACGCCGTATCGTTTAGCGTTACGTTCCCAGAACTTACCGTCCTATCTGTATCAACTATATCGTCACGTACTATCTTCACCGTCTTAGCTTCTAAATGAGATAAGCTACCCGCCGTTGTGCTTCCCGGTAAAGACTGGTCTGGGCTAACTGCACCATTGTAGTATTGGATAGCACTGTCTGTTGTGCGGTCATCGTCAAACACTTCTAGGTAATATTTTGTGGAACCGTTGATAGTTCGTTTCACCACCACGTAAATGGTATCAAGATCCACACCTACATCAATGAAGTCGCCATCTGTCGTCCATACAGCCGGGGCAACAATCTGTTGCGGTCTATTAAGCATATACGCCGTGATAGTACCCGTAAGCCCCACAGAGGCCGCTCTATAGCCCGTTGTGCTTGTACCGTTGACGATCATTAGTAAATCACCTTCGGTGGTGTCTGTGGCGTTTCTGAGAGCCATACGCTGCGGATCTAAGAGTAGATGAGAGTTAAGCAGCGACACATTGTTAGCCACGTAGCTTAGTTCGACGTCACTGAATAGCATTTCGCGTAGAGCTTTACCTTGACGCTGAATAAACAACGTACCACCTTCCGCAGCCTGTGGTCTAATCCCAAACTTAGAACCACGACGGGTTGCTGACTTGACGGTAATGTTTGCCGGGGTAATTGGGCTAAGGTCTGCTTGAGGAATAAAGAACTCAGCACCAGCCGTAAATATTTGCAAGTCACGCCCGGAACGTAGAGCCGTTATAGCGTTCACGCTATCCGTAGATAACGTGACTTTTATCGCATCATCGTCTAAGCCTTCACTAGCTTTGAAGTTGAAAAAATCTCCAACTTTAGAACCAAAAAGCGTTGAAGGTTCAGAAGCCGAACCCCCGAAGTAAAGCCGTCCTTCGTGAAACGTACACGTTCGAGGCCAGCCCCGGGTGTTGCTCCAAGAGTCCTCATATCCAGTCTCAAGCTCGTAGTCACCAGAAGCAATAGCATCCGTGTTGTGAAATGGTATTTCAGTAACAGCTTCAACAGAAGTACCACTAAGATGTTTTGTAACCTTTGCTCGACCAAATCCGTTTAAAACATTGTAGTATTGATCTACCTGAGAACTGGTAAAGATACTGCTAGAAGCCGTTAATTTTATTGCACCCGTCACAGCCGAAGCCGTAAGCGTTCCCGCCGGGGTACTCGTAGATAAAGTAAAACCAGTTTTAGGTTTGGTTAGTGAAAGCGTCGAAGCAGTCCACGTTGTATTGTTAGCTCCACGCAATAGCTTCATAGGAGCAAAGTTTTCATTAGTTAAAATTAACGTATCAGCACTTTGCGTGAAATACGTCTTGTCCATATCTATGGCTGAAACAACGTAAAGTGTGCCGACGTTAAAATCTAAGTAACTGTTACCAGATCCATTGATATTTGTTAGCAGTACTTGGTCTGCGTAGAACCTAAACCGAATAGTTGTAGACGCATACACCGTCGCTACAATCATAAAGTTTTGCGTCGTGCTAAATTCAAAAGGGATGAGCAACACGCCATCATCAGGATTGTCAGCCGTTATATCTTGAAGAAAACGTAACCCCGGGCGACGACTAAACCCACCTTGAGGTTCAAACAAAACATTGTCAGCTATAGCCACAGAATTATAATACTGCTGTAAATCAGTGCGCCCACGCAGTAGGGGGTCCATCTCCCCGCCCGTAAAGCTAGCCTGATATGTCTGGTATTTACTCATCTAAGCTCCGTGAGCATATAGTCGCTAATTACTCCCGGCGTTTGTCCCGCACTATCTATGTTTACAGCTTGCCTAAAATAACCGCCGCGCCCACCTTCAGACGGCAGACCTAACGCCTCAGTTTTCCATTGCTGCATTTTACCAGACTGATCCGTAATTGTTTCAGCCAAATGCCACGCTAACTGATAGGCCAAAAGCTGAACGAAGTATGAGGGCATAGCTCCCTCACCAACATCTTTTTGATAGTCGATTGTTATCGTTGTTTCATCAGAAAACAAAACAGTACCGCCGACTGACGACTGTCCTATCTCCCAGTTCTTAATAATTGGTGAACCCGCCGTTGTGCTGGCTCTAACCGCCCTCGGAACACCCGAAAGCATATCGTTAGGTAAGGCGTACTGATATGTCCACTCGCTCACGGGCGACGTTGTTTCTTGCGCCAGTGTTGCTTTACCAAGTGAGAAAGTCCAAGGGTACATTGCAAGGGTCGATGCTTTGATCTCTTTGTACAATGAATTACAAGCGTCGGCTGCTGCGGACGCTTCTGAAAAACTCGTGATTGTATTTGCGCCTAAGAACAGTAGGGCTTTGTTACAAATGCTTACGTCTGTATCACCAACAGCCATATTTTACCTCCACAAGTGAGAGGGGGCGTTGCCGCCCCCTAATCGTGTTAGTCCGTATCGGTCATTGCAACCGTTGTGCCGTCAGTTACGTCAACAACGCCTGATGCGTTGCTAGCGACCATAACAATCGACATGGTAGGTGTGTTATTGTCATAAACAAAAATCACATCACCAACCGCTAGAATGTCAGACGCATCATTGAAGTATCCCGCTGTGTTAACAGTGCCGATAGCATCGGCTGATGTGTAAGACCACATAGCGGAGTTGCTGCCTTTTCTAGACTGCCCACCGATAGGGTTAAGACCTGTTACTGCATATGCCATGATTATCTCTCCTTATGACTCATCACAGATCACATCGACGATCCCGTCAGTATCGATTGCGCCAGCACCCATTGAGAGCATAGCGGTAACCAAGAAAGACGTTTTCTCAGGGATGTAATTGATTTCAGTTTTTGGAGCGATACCAACACCAACACCAAGTGCTGAACGATGGAAAGCAAAAGTTGTACGGTCGTTAGTTGAAAGAGGTAGACCGTCTTCATCACGATCACCAATAACATGAAAGCGGAAGCCCATCATTGTATTGATTTCGCCACTTACTAACGCTCTTAGCGTCTGGAAGTCTCCAGAAACTGCACGTTCATCACCAAGCAAACCAGCTAAGTTATTAGCGTGGATTACAAAATGACGATCTGTTGGTGGTACGTTTTTCGCGTCCAAAGCTTTTTTCGCTGCGATAATTTTACCAACGTTTAAGTTTGATGCTGCTGGTGAACCAGAAGTCACAACAGTTTTAGCAACTGTCGATCCCGCTGATGCGGCATTTAGCGCATCAATGATGATTTGGTCTTCACGACGTCCGATTGCATTACCAACAACTTGAGCCAACTCTTGACGCTCGTCAAAGTTAATTTTTTGCTGATTAAAGATATCAGAATATTCGCTAGCCACATAGTCAGTAAGGCTTACGGAAATCTGTGAAAAACTAGAATTTATTGGCACAACATCGGACTGCGGCACTCTGACTGATGCAGTTCCTTTACCAACTTTCGGGAATTTTACGGTGTCTCCCGTTACACCTGTGCGTGTACGTGCAGCCCCACGGAGAACAGCCGCACCTTGATAGGCTTGGTGTACTTCCGCTTCAAATAGCTGAACGAACGCTGGACTAAGGTTCGTAGACATTTCTAATAGCTCCTATTTTGAACCAATTAAATTTGTCGCCGTATTAGGTTGTCGGAAGGCCCGGCCTCTGGCTTCGCGGTACGTCCGCGCCCGTTAGATTTCTCTAAACCAGACAGGCCCTAAAGGTTATCTGTCACACGTAGGATACACTACAAGCTGTAGCTTGTAAACATATTAGATGCTAGGTGTAGTATTTGTACATATAAAAAGCCCTCGCCGGGAAACGGAAGCGAGGGCTAGTTTTAGGAGAGAGCAGTGAAAACTCCTAATTATACGACTCAGGCTAGCCGTATCTCCTTTGAAACTCTAACTCTACGTTGCGAGTATACGCAGGGTCAGAGCCATAACGGGGGTCAGACATTTTAGATTGCATAGAAGCTTTAAAGTCGTCTTCACTTTCACCCGCTTCAGCAACTTCTGCGACTGGTATTTTGGACATATCTCCTGTCATGGAGCGTACTTTTTGCATAAGACGTTGCCCAACCGCAGTGCCGCCCCAGTAGTTTATTTCTTGCCGTTCAGCCTCAGAGATAATTCCTTTACGCTCTAAGCCATCAGCCCAATCAATATTAGATTTTAAAATAGCATCAGCGTTAGGGCCAAGAGCCTCACGTTCTCTCGCCGTGTCTATCTCCGCTTGCTTCATATCCTCACCAGCCATGCTAGTGATAGATTCCGCAAGTTCATCAAACGCCGCTTGGTTAACGCCATACTTCGTTGCCCAATCTAAATACGTAGACACAATAGGGTCATTCGCTTCGTAACCCGCATTGGTTAAAACCGCAGTATCGTATTCTTTGGGGGCTTTGTGCTGACCTTGTGAAAACTTTTTTTGTAACTCTTCGTAAGATTTTACAATGTTTTCTAAGTCAGGACCTTCCTTTTCATCCCAGAACTTTTCGGGAAACCACTCAGGTCGTTCATAAATTTCAGGCTCTTCGGGTTCATCTGTAGGCTCGGCATCCGCTCGATGCTCTATGGTTTGACCTTCTTCTACCGCTTGTTCTTGTTCTAAAGCTGCTGCGGCCATTAAACCATCAGGGGCCGCTACGTCTTCGGTTGTCCCTTCGGCTTCTTGGTTATCACTCTCGCTCATTCGCTCGTTTTATCCTCTGTTGAATTTCACGCACTAAACTATTCTGACCTTCCCGTGCGTATCCAAAAGAAGGGTCAGCACCCGGCACCCACGCTGGTTGATCTACAGTTATGGTCCGCAAATGCTCTAAAACTTTCTTACCAGCCTCAGAGTCAAAACATCTTTTGAACTGAATATCTAAATCCCGCTGTGCGCTGTTGGGCATCTCTAAATGTGTTATGGTTGCGTCTACTCCATCCCAGCCGGGAGAGTTAATGCTTCGAATACGTTCTGCTTGGCTCATTGCATTTGTTCCCCTTCAGGCGGTATCACGCCCTGTTGCTCTGCTGCCATCTGTGCCATTGCTAACATTTCATCTTGCATCCGCTGACGTTCTTGCGGCGTCGTTCTGAGTTTAGCCGGGATACCTAACTGATCAGCAATGTAGTCACCGACCTGATCCATTTTGAGCAATGTCTGACCTTGTGGCCCCATCATCTGGGAAATCTGCATGAACTGCATAACCTCGTTGAGCTTGTCCATGTTAGACGCCATAGCCAAGGGGGACTGAGGAATAACGTTAACTTGCAGCCCATCTACCTTTAGGGGCAGTTCAATTTTGCCCATCTCATCCATAAGCTCTAGGCTACGACGCACGATTGGAAACATCGTTTCAGAGATGAGCCGCCCAAACGCTGACCCCAAGTTCTGCGATAGCTCTTTCATACGTTCTACAATCTCAGTCGCACTTCTGGCGGACATATTGTCGGGCGGCAAGCTTTCGTCTAGCAACGTCTTCTTGATGTTAATACGTAAGTCATTGCTAACGATTTGTGTCAAGTTAGCATCGCCCGAACGGGGTAGGGGTTGTAAGGATGGGCCTCGAGGTCCACCGTTCGAGCTAACGCCTATTACTGCGCCGGGAACGATGCTAATTGTCTGGGGGTTTAAGACGCCATCATCGACCGCAGTAAACACGCCACCGATACTGATGCTGGCGTTTTTCAAAGTTAATTCAACAACTTTGTTTAATGTCTTAATGTCAGGTAAAGCATATAGCACGGGGCCACGACCATAACGTTCGTTACTGGCTTTCATGTATCGGGAGATTACCCAAGGAAAAGACTTCAGGTCACGGTGTACGAGTTTGAAGTCTTCTTCTGCGGTAACCAAACAATAATAAATTTGATTGTCTACTGTGTAGGTTGCCTCAATCATATCCAACGGCTGCGTCGGATCTTCTTCATATTTTTTAACAATATGGTCAGGAATATTTGCGTCAGGCCATTCGCGCTGAATAACGTTAAACGGTCGCTTCAACTTACGATAGACGGTATCAACCGTCCCGTTTGGTCCTTCTTCAAAGCAAACTAGATAAGATGGTACAGCCGTGTAACGTATGGGCGTTATTTCATCTCCGGGCTGTATCAGCATAACCGCTGTACCTACCGCCAGATCCAATAGAAACTCACCCATAGCCAGATCAAAACCAGACTGCGCCATAATGCCGAACATTTTTTCTGTGTAAAAATCCAGAGCTTGCTGAACTGAAATTTTATTTTCTTCGGGTATTTCTTGGCCCGGTTGAAGCCGACACCACGGACGTTGTGGCGGAAAAAGGGAGGACTGTATTCGGTTTGCAAACCGGGCCGTTGAGTGGATAGCCGTACTATCAAACACTCGTTTCATTTTGTTTTGACCGGGAACATTCCCCTCGTAGTATCCGTCGTACAAGTTACGCATAGGAAGCGCATATTCGTAGGCTTCTTCATAGATAGACCGCCATTGGTCTTTGTGAGTTTCCGCTTTCTTGTAGCGTTTCTTAATTTGTTTGACGTCTAATACCATTAGGTTTTCTTATGCCTCTGTGCAAAATTTCTAGCAGCTTCTACACTGCCAAAGCCCCACGCTTTTAACGCTAGAGCTTTTCTTGTGGGCCGACCTTGCTCGTCTTTCATCGGCCCTTTCATGCCAGCAAATCTTGCCGCGAATGAAACCCGCCTCGGGTTTGTTCCTGTTTTGAGTTTACGGCCCATGCCTAGAGCTTTTCGCCCTTTTTCGTTTAGGCCGCCTTCCTCACTTTGAAACGCTTTTTTTACCATATTTCTTTTTAGTCATTGTTCTCAGCTTGTTCGTCTTGCTGTTCATTTTGCTGCTGAGTGGTTTCTTGCCTTTTTTTGCCCCGTACATCATGCACCTCTGTATGTTTTGGGTTGCGAATATATTTTTTCATTAGCCCGACCTTGGGTTACGTCCTAACGTGGTTTGAAGTGAATCCGTGGTATTTCTGCCTTGAGTACCCGCCGTTACACCTTCAGCCATTAATCGTCGCGTTCCACCTCGAACACGAGACTTTGCTTGCGAAGCTAGTCGCTTGCCAGTATCAATTCGCTCTTGCTCTGCTGCAATTTCTTGCTGCCTTAAATTTTCCTCCACCTTTGGATCAGGTGGTGGAGCTTTAGGTTTTTTGAATAGACCGCCCATTAGAATAACCTCGAATAAATTTTGTAGTCACTACCATCAGGGCCATACCGACGCATGGTACCCTCGTACTCAAAGTAACATCTCTCAGCCCATTTGACTGCTGGAACGTTGTCAGAATGAATGGTGAACTGTAACCTTTTTATTCCTAATCTATTCGCTGCTAGCTCGAAAAACTGCAAAGCCGTGCGATGAAACGACATGGTTTTTCGGCCTAAGTGTTTGCTAGGAATAAGCCACGCTTCCGCGCTGCCTTTCCAATGCTCGTAGATCCCAAACATCGCATAGACTTTGCCCTCACCAATCCCGCTATAAGCGACCCCCGCATTGGCATACTGGCTGAGAATAGATAGATAATCGTCGTGATGACTAGCTAGATCCTCATCAAACTTGTTTAGGTCGCACATCAGGTAATGTGCCGGGGACCAGTCAACCAGTTTATGCCGGGGATAATCGAGAGGCATAGCCCGATTGAGTTCATCAATCGAAAACATTGAACTCCAAAACCTTCGCTTGCGTTGTCGCCACACGACCGCGAGTAGGGGCCTTGGTCATAATTCTATGCTCAGAACCTAGCAAACAATACCCCGCCGCATCGCCTACGTGCGAATGTTCGTTCTTGTTGGGCGTATCTCTAAACCGTTCTTGCCCCGCACCAATCGCCACACGCTTGAAATGATACCCACCCGCTAAAGCTTTGCGTAACCGATTGCACTTACGACTAATCAAAAACCCGGGCTTGCTATCTATGAGTCTACCCATAGGTATCGCCAAAGCTTCCCGCCGGGTTCTAAACTCGTTTGTCGCCGTAGGTCTAGCCAACAACCCCAGAGTTTTAAGATGGTCAAACGCCGTGGTTTCAAATATCTGGTCACGCTGCATACCCGCAGGGTCACCCCATATCATCGTTTCATATCTAGGAAACCTAGACTCCAACTCGCTCTTGAGCATCTCCGCAAACCGATTTAGCCCCATGTCAAACGTGACAAGCTCATGCAGAACGTGCCATCTACCGTTGCCCATTTTTTGAGCAAAGATAGCCGCCGGGGTCAAACCAAAGTCCAAGCCCACATGAACGGGTAACTCCGGGTCAGGCTCTAGGTCAGCCGCCATCAAACTATCGTTGTACTCAGGCCAGACGGGTCTACCTTCCTGAACAAACGTATACTTGCCCTCGGCATAGCACTGAATCCAATCTAGGTTCTTACCGCCTAGAAGCTGCTCATAATATCCCGTCGGTAGGTTCTTGAGGTTCTCAGCCTTGGGGTTGGTTCTCCACCAGCGACCCGCCTGATGAATAAACCCTTGAGCTTCGGGCATTTCGTCAGGCAATTCATCAATGCCTACTTCCACAACACCGCCGGGCTGCTTAAAAAAATCCCAAGCATACTTACCTCTAGGCCGCTCTTTCTCCGCAATGCGATAATACCAATGGTCATCATCCATAGGATTGGTATCCATGATAACCCCATGCCAAGAAGGACCCCCGTCAGCTTTCGTCGGAAAACGTCCAACCCTATGCGTTAATCCATCCGCTACAGCCTTGGGAAGCTCCCGGCACTCATTGACCCAAGCTCCCGTTAACTCCAAAGACAACAGCTTCCTAACGTCCTTCGGGTCATCTAAAGCTAAGAATATAACCTCACAGTCAATGCCAGCCGCCCCATCTCTAGGCGGTAACTTGATATGATGCGTGATAGGCGGGGAATATTTCACAGGCCCCCAAACGTGTTCAGGCATTAACTCCAACCAAGTCTTCAACGTCGTCGTCCTCAACATAGGGTTGGTATTCCGAACAATCGCAAACCTCGTGTACTTAATCCCATCCCTCGGACTAGGCTTCTGCTCAATAGCCCGACGCCATATCTCCGCACAGCAAGCGTAACTCTTACCACTACCCACAGGCCCCATAATGCCCCGGACAAAACCCTTGCTCTTAAAAAACTTCGCAACCGTAGGCGACGTCGAGAAGTCTAACTTCATGTTGCTTAGAGGCTCATTCATTGTCTTCCTCCATAAATTTCAGAGGCTGGCCTATACACATATGATTGCTCGGTAATTACCCCATTTTGCGGTTTACCAACAACACAGTTCCGCACCCAGACAGTCTTGCCGCTTTTTAATCTGCGCCAATGACCCCTTCGGTCATGCATACACGGTGACACGCCCACTCCAGTACCCGCGCTTGAAACATCTCGGCCAGTAGGAAAAATCTGAATGACTGTACTTTTTTCTTCATATTTTTTTAACCTAGCTGCACGGCTAACAGGTGGTGTAATATCTGTAAAATAATTGTTTATCCTGTCAGGGTTTAACGCGCCAAGGCTAGCAAAAATGTTTGCTCCGCTGAAATAAAAATGTCCTTTTTGATCGCATGTTTCAACAACATACTTTTGCAACTTTTTCATAATATTAACACTTTTAATTTCTAAAAACGAAGGCTCAGCTTTATCAAGGACTGGACTCTTTGCGTGATGATATGTGACATAAGGAGAGTCTTCTTTTTGTTTAGCGTTTTTCCAATGAACGCCGTAAAACTTACGCAACGGCGTAGTATCCAACGTATTACCGTTACGCATTATGCGACCACAATTCCCGCCAGAAGACGCAAGCTCTTCCCCCGCCGTATCAAAATCAGCCTCACCAAATGGAAACAAAATATCTTCAAATCTCTGAGTCTTACAAAACAAGTATGTGTAACTAGGGGAATACACACCAAATGCACTCTTGCCGCTGAAAATACTCATAGGAATTAAATATAAAATTACACAAGCACATAAGTCATCCAAGCAATCCGCGCTCGGCAAGTTAGCGTGACGCCCAAATGAAGCTCGGTTTAATAAATGACGCGCATCTCTAAACCATAAATGAACCCTAGACACCCGGTTTCCATCCCCATCGTTGAAATGACTGAGTGTCGACGTAACAGGAAACGGCAACACTATGCGCTCCTTTGCTAATTCAGGAACCTTGCTTACATCATCCCAAACCAAACCGTCACTTGGAACTAAAAACTTTTTGCTTTTAGTTAAACAGCTAAGAAGAAATGCAATGTCTTTTTTATTAACACCTATATAACCCATAGCCCTTTTTTTACTCTTAATTGCTGAAGCCAAATCCCGAAAAACACTAAAATCACTCATCACCGTCCTCCTTCGGCATAACCATCTCAATGCTCACCACACCCGGCTTATCAATCTCCTTCTCGTTATCCAGTAACCCCGCAGACTTCGCCAACATCTGACCAATACGAACCTTGTCAATCATCTCAACCTCCACTTGCTCACCATGACGCGTAGGAGTAACCTTAATCTTTCGTATCGCCCTCAAAGCGTTCTCAGGAATATCTCCCACATCCTTCAAGTCCACACTCGTCGAACCATCCTCACGATGAACAATATCCACCACATCCGTAACCTTCGCAGAATACAAACCCAGTAAATCCATCGCTAACTCATCACGCTGCTCATAAATTATCTTAGAACCACGCAACCGCTTCGTGATCCCCCGTGTAGCAAACGGTGTGACACGGGGAACCTTCGGACTGTTAGAACGGGATTTCATCATCAAAGTCCTTAGACGCCGTATCCTCAGGCTTAGACCAAGTACCATTAGCACCCGCATCCTCTCGTGGCTTCTGCTCAAAGACATTCAGCCAAACCTCACCCTTCTCATTAGGCAAAGGCAATGAATCTAACTTAATGCTCTCCTTCCCATCATCATAAACAAACTTAACACCCAACTTGTGCCAGTACGTCTTACCATCCTTGCCCTCCTTGGGCTGCTTAATCTCCATTATCTTGACCATTTACTTCTCCATGTTTTTTACCAAAATATTTTTGAGTGGCCCCTATACTACGCGACAGGGGGCGGGGGGGCATAAGGTGCCTTTTTTGTAACGCACACCCCCCCTATACCTTTGTACAAATACTAGCCGACCGTGTGGTGTTTGTACAATCATCTTATTCGCATCTTGTTTGTCAGGTGTTTTATATGCTCCTCTGCTGTCTTGTGATCCTTCTTCTTGTTCTGCTTACGTGCAATGAAATACTGCAATGATACTGGGTGCTGCTTGTTATTCTTTACCAGCCAATCCAATACATACCCGGCGTCTCTACCGAATGACTCGACGGTATACCCAAGACCAAAGAGTTGTTTGGCTAGATCCATCTGCCTCAGATCATACACCCAACCCTTTCCATATCTTTTCATAATCTCCGCGCTGAATTGCTCGCATAATCTTTTACAATCAATATCCTTAATCTCTTTATCTATAGTTCTATGTAAGTCTTTATGAACAAGCTGTGGCTTGTGGGTTTGCACAAGCTGGGGCTTGTACTTGTGGTCATCATCTACAAGCTGGGGCTTGTACTTGTTAGAGTTATCCACAGGTTTAGTCGACTTATCCACAGGCTTTGTTGACCGTTTCTTTTGACCTTTTGGCCCGGCTGTAGCGAGTTCTATTGTCTTCTTAGCTTCTTCTGCTTGTTGTTCTGGAGTAGCTGCGTCTGACGGTATTGTAGCGAGTGCTTCTTCTAGTGATACTCTGGGGTCGTAGATAACTCTCCAAGCGGCTCCTTTACGTCCGTAGGCTCTGACTGGGGCTTCTTTGCGTATCTTTTCGATGTAGCCCCATTGGACGAGCTTACGCATATGCTGAGAGATAGCTTGCTGTGTACAGTTCATACGACGGGCGAGTGTGCTTTGGTTAACCCAGAATATGGCAGTGTGGTAGTTAACGTGACCACAGCAATGAGCGAGTACGACGAGTGTCATGGGGTATTGGTAGAAGCGTTCGTCTACGATAGCTCTGCCCGGTAGTGCGGAGTATGCGCCGGGTGATTGGTTTTCGCCGTGACCGTCTGGTGCGTCTCTGACCGGGTCTGGTGTGAGCTCTGACTTTAGCACTTATCTTTATTCTCTAGGATTGATTTAAACCTGAAAGCTACCCGGCGTAGTTCCTTTTCCATTTCGGGCTCTATCATGCCTGAGAACAGAGGACGTCTATCTTTAGCTTGTTCTGCATCACCCGCAATGAGTGCGAAGGTTGCGTTTACTGGACACATTTCAAACGTGATATGCCCGACGGTTATACTTTCCCGTGGTGCGTTTGGGTGACGTCGTTTGGACTTGAGGCTATGCTTACTCATTGTCTAGCTCCCCGGAGCCGCTGCACTCTTCACATTCAACTACGACTTCATCTAGGAACCCGCCGTGCTGGTAGTCCACGACTGCTACTTCTGTGTAGTATTGACCTTCACCGTCGCAGTGAGGGCAAGTAAAGGTTTTACTAAAGGTTTGTTGTAAAGGTTTATCGGTCACCATGACTATACCCCCTAGTCACAGTGACTACCCCCCTATGGTCACAGTGACCGACCGTCTTGTTCATGTTGATATCCTCTGAAAGTCTTTGATAGGGATCAGTGCGACGGGTTCTATGTCGGCTGGATCTTTACGGTCTTTGCGACCACCTATCTTGATGGATGGTTTACAATCGTGCAGTGAGGTAAAGCCCACGGCGTCGGCCCACTTGACGATCAGCAATACGGGTAGGTGCAGTGCTTGGTTAAGCTGCTTGGCTTTGAATACTTTGGTAAAGCTAATCATGTAGGTGGGGTACTTGTTCATTTCGTTCTTGCGTGTTTTCATTTCGATAAACGCCATGACGTCGTCGTTACGGATAGCGGCGTAGTCGAACGCTGACTTGTCTCGAAGCTTGGACATGGTGCATTTCCATTTCTGGGTCACGAGTTGGGCTAATTGGCCTTCGTTGTCCCGGTCCAGTGGTCGTTCATACACTGGTCTATAGGTCTGGAAATTGTACATTGAAGACATGACTATTTATATTTCCGTGTGCTTTTTCTGGGTTCAAAGTTGATCGTTTCGTCTGCGGGTTTGATCCGTATGACTTCCGACGTTTGGAAGCTTGTTTTGCAAGCCGGGCAAGAGTAGAGCCGTAGCACATTATTGTAGCGTCTGGACTTGTTTAACACGACGGTATTCCTTCCGCTACACTCAGGACAGTTCACGGCGTAGCTCCCGATAGACTAGGTCTACGTACTGGTCTTGCTCACGTAGTTTGTTGATCTGTTTGATACCGTGGAGTAGGGTGGTGTGATCCCTTTTCATGACCTTACCGATTTGTGTCAGTGTACAGCCTGTGAGTTCGTAGCTCAGAAGGTAGGCTAGTTGTCGCCACGGCATGATAATCTTATCGCGCTTGGGGCCAATGAGTACGTCTATTTCTATTTCACTACGGCGTGCGATGGCAGCGAGAACTTTTTTGACTGATACGCTCGCGGTGAAACTTCTAATATCTTTGTACCGAGGTGTATCGCTTCCACCATTTTCTTCTTCAGTCTGTACACTGGTGTTTTGAAGCCCTTCACATCCTCTATTATGGTGCATCCTTGCTGACCCTGTAGACCAGTCGTGTTTAAATCTATGTACTGAAAATCCGCTATGTACTTGCATATGAGTCTCCCGTTTATCTCGCAGCGAAAAGCTGGCTGCATCCTCAAGTCTTTTATTTCCCCGGCCTCGAGCCGTGGTTTTAGTGTGTGGTAGTAGTGCTTTGCTTCGGACATACTGTCGAAAGTGTATCCATCTAGCTCTACCTTCTTGGCTTTGTACTTCACGCAACTTGCCCCGCTGCGCGACGAACAAGCTTTAGTTCTTGCTCAACTTCTATGTTTAACTCTTTACAAATAAGGTCTTGTAAATAAAGGTTTACAGACTTTCCTTCATCCAAAGCTTTAAGATTTACAGCTTCTTTTATGCGTGGATTAAGCCTTAAATATATAACTTCTGTCTTCATAAAATTTACCTGTGCAAAAAAAAGTTACGTCTGGGTCTTGCACAAATGCTATCATGACGCTATCTATAGTAAAGAGGAATGAAATAGGAACGTTTTAGGAGTGAATTATGAAAATCCGAATTGACCATACATTTGAGTTAAGTGATTGGGAGGTTAAAGCTATGAAGTCTTACTTCAGTGAGTTTGATGATGGCTCAGAAACTTTTCGTGAGTTTATCAAATCCTACGTCATATCAGGGGGTATGGGAATACTTCAGGATAAAACTATGGAATACAGATTTGAGGAAAACCAATGACACTTTACCAAACCAGACCTGACCACGGTACGCCGCACACAGGCAACTATGCTGCTTACGTGCGGGTCAGTACTGATGATCAGGATGTAAAGAACCAAGAGTCGGCTATCAAAGCCTACCTCAATGGCGGTGACCAT